GCTGGTTGGCTGAAACGCTAGAACCAGTGACAGAGATTAGATAATCTTCGTAATCAGTAGAAAATGCACTACTGACTGTCACGCTAGACACGGCCGTACCAATGCTTTGTGTTTTGATAAGCCACAAACCGACAGCGTTCATCTCCGTAGCTGTCAAGATTTGTCCAGCATTAAAAGTAGGGTAAGTCATAATTTCTCCTTATTGTTTTACGGATAACCCAAAACGTTTGTGTCTAGGATGCCATTAGTAGTCGAATCAAGCACAAACGGTGTGCCCAAAGTTGGTGACAAAAACACTTGCACTGACGCATAGTCAACATAAAAAGTTGTTTGAACACCTTGCACGGTGCCTGAAACATTTGTGCCACGAAAAGCAATAGTCGCAGTTGAGCCGATCGGGGAATTCGCTGGGGCGTCTGGGACAGCACCTGACGGCCTAGGAATTTTAGCCAATGTCAAACAAGTTGAATTTACTAACGTATTGGTAGTAACCGCAAATGGCACCGCCGTTGGTTGATTGTTGGTTGCAAGAATAAAATTGGCAAGACTCAATGCGTCCGTGGTCGTGTTATTGATTGTGTCGTATCGAAGCGTGTTATCAATAGAACTTGAAAGAGTCGCTGTTTGTATGGCTAAACCAGCAGGCGCTACTTGAACGACATCAAAACTATTTTGGACTGACGACATGTAATCAATCCCGACATATTTGCCAGATGAAGTGTTGTCGGTAAATGCGTATGTCGTTGTGTCATATGCAAGCGGAGCAATAGTGGTAAATGTTGTATAACCAGAATATGCCGTTCGTTTTGAATCGTAATCATCCAAGACCAATTGATCTGTTCTCAAATATTTGTTGAGAAGATCAAGCGCACTTCCTGAATAATTGCTGACAGCGGAAGCAGATGGCGTGACATAACCAAATGTTGCTGCATCAGGTAAGCAAATGATTGCCCTGCCAAGTGACTGATTAGTAATTGTTTGCTCATAAATTTGCGTCGGACCCGAACCAAAACTGGCGTTGTCATACAATTTCGCCCCAATTACGCCTGTGCCACCAGTAGCAAATATTGTGATTCGGTCACCTGGTGCAGCTCCTGTGCCAGCGTTGTACGGCATGTCATATGAGCGGTTGACGTCAGTGATCCGACCTACAAAATAGGACGGTGATGAAGCCGAATTGGAATCTCGTACATCAATATATTGACCGACCGCTAAGGCCGTGGCATACGAATCGGCTGGGATTAGTTCTATAACGCAAGACGATTGGCTAAAAGGGTCTTGGAATCGTTGACGGCCACGATTAACCCTTATCGTTTGAATACCTGTAAGAGCGGTGTAAGTCCCGTTAACAGTGGTTGAGTAACTGGCTACTGGAGTTAAGTACGGCATCAGGAAACTCGAATCGGAACAGAACCGTTCAGTTGCATATAACGGCGCAAAGCGTTTACAACTTGTTGAGGATCGCCACCATTGACATTGATTGTGACGTTGCCTCCACCAATGCCCATACTGCCAAGCCTGTCAAGCGGTATGACAACTTCAGGTCCTTTTTCGCCAATCATCGCGATTGTTGGACCCGTCGTAATGCCCCCCTCGGCAAGTCGAGGCAACTTAACTTCTGGGATACTTCCAAAGTTCACCCAGGGACCGGCTGCTTTATCAATGCCGTCAAGGATCGTATTTAGTCCCTTGATAGCAAAATTCAATCCCTTTTCCATTGCCGAAATGACAGCGTTGATAACACCCTTAAACGCTCCGCCGATACCGTCAAAGATCGCCTTGCCAAGATTGGCTAGTTCAGCAAAGCCTGTTTTCACTGCACCGAACACGAACTGGACGACGCCCCACCAAGCCATAAAGCCAGCCTTGAGGCCGTCAATAGCTTTACCAAAAATGTCAAACTTCATTTGTAGAGCGACTAAAACTGCAATAGCAGCGACAATTGCAGCAGCTATCAAGAAGATCGGGTTCGCCAACAAGATCGCATTAAACGCAGCTTGAATTGCAGCGAAGGCTTTTGTCGTTGCAGCCCATGCTGTCGTCGCAGCATTTACAGCAACAATTGCAATAGCGAGACCGCCAACGACACCACCCAAAACCACTACCAGAGTTGTGTTGTTTTTGACAAAGTCTGCAAGTTTAAGCAGTGACGGTAAAAGCTTTTCGGCAAGTGGTGCGACAGCTGCGCCGATTGACTCCTTGAACTCGCCCATCTGAATCGACAAGTTCTTCATTTGACCAGATGTTGTGTTCGCAGCAGTTGATGCTTGATTCTTAAATGTTGCGCCCAGACGACCGAACACTTCGTCGGCGTCAGCGCCTTCCTCAATCAACGAAGCCAGTGCTGGATCTAACTTTTTGAGGGCTGTGAAGTTGCCGTTATAAGCCTTGGAAAGTGCGTCAGAGACTGCGCCGAGATCCTTGCCAGTGCCCGCAGAGACATCCAGCGCAAGAGTGAGCAGATCTTGAGCTTGAGCAACATCGCCAGTGCCACGAACCAGTTTGTCGAGTGCCGGGCGAAGTTCATCGTCGGCGACAGCGGCAGCCATAGAAGTCTTGGTAATGAACTTTTCAACCGACGCAATTTGGTCGTCGGTTGCGTAGGTGACGTTGCTAAGAGTTAACGCCAATTTTTGTGCTGCAGCATCATCCTCGGCGAACGCTTTGACAGCATCAAAAGCGACAGCGCCAAGAGCTGCGATAGCGAGCCCTGCAGGGACCGCTGCTTTCTTAATAGCAAACGCTGCTTTTTGACCGTTGGTCTCAAGTTTCTTAAAGTCGGCAATCGCTTTATCTATGCCCTTGGGATTCCACTCAGAAATGATTGGGAGGTTGATAGCCATCAGTTGAACTCTCTTTGTGCATCAACCATGAACTGGTCAATGATCGGCTTCAAAGCCCGTTCAGTTTCGGCAACCATCTGATCTATGTCTTTCCACATATAGCGCGACGGTTCACCCTGAAGAGCTGACGCAAAATTAGGTCGGCGATACTTTGACTCTCGGCGCGACTTAGTGCCACCAGCACGGCCAGCCATGTCCGTGATCGCTACAGGAGCGCCCTTAGTGACTACACGAACCACTGCGATCTGTTCAGCGCCAGCCGTCGCCGAACCCTTGCGAGGCTTACGAGTGTTCAACGAGATCTGCACCTTCTTGACATTGCCCCACCCGGTACGACCATTGTGATTCATCCCGCTCAACGGTGGTGTTTGTGGGATTCGACTGTTGATCAGATCCACCAGCGGTTGAGCTGCAACTTTTGTGTCTTTAAGCAGAGTGCGACGAATAGCAGGATTGATCTTCTGCATCTTCTTCAATGCGTCTTGCAGACCGTAAGTATCAAGTCTCACATCTGCAGCCATTAGGTTTTCTTTCTCTGCTCGTTGATGATCTGCACACAAGTTGCTAGATCGTCTGTCTCGAATGTTATTTGTGGAGGCCAGAACCCTGTCTCAACTAGCAGAGCTGCTAGCTGACGTCGGTGGCCTCCTGCGTAGGGACTGCGGATTCAGTCTCCACAACTTCTAGATCTTCTAACTTTTTGACGAACTCATCAAATGAGACTGGGACCAGGTGACCTTGCTGTTTGCTGGCTTCGTAAGCCATAAACGCTAGATCTTCCATCCCGATCCCACTGCTCAGATCTGATGCTCGTCGTTTAAATTTACGCTCCCAAGAAATGATCACAAACAGGTTCGTGATTACTCGGTAAGTCTCACCATCGGTAAGTCGGACGCTAAGTGTTAATTTCATGGTTCTCCTAGTCGGGATTGGATCAGTTTACGGATTACGGTGTCACGATGTCGCGACCGTAGGTGCCACCCTTGAACACGGCCTCAACGACTGACAGTTCACCGACGGTTGCGTTAATCGGGGTGACGGTCTCTAGGTAGCAACCAGTAAGGGTGTATTCAGGATTCGAAGCGGACTCAGTTGTTCCAGACGGGCTAATAACGATCGTTGAAGCAACACCGAACAAAGTGTTCAAGAAGGTTTCAACTTCAAGCGTTCCGTAACCTTGGAACAAGGTCAAGGTCAATTCATTATTAAACAACCCAGCTGTGAACGTGCGGGAAGTCTGACCGAAGCTCGTGTTTTCCAGCGCCTCGGCGGTCAAAGTCAAAACCGCTGCAGAACAGTTGCTGGTGAGCGCAATTGCTGACGGGCTGGTGACATTGACGGTTGGGTTTGATAGGTAAGTTGTGGGCATTGTTTTGTCCTTTTATCTGCGGCTTGAGCCGATTCTAATTGTGAGGTCGTAAGCAGGTAGATCTTGCGATCCGATCTGAGCAAGCGAAGGCCGTCCAGATACAACTGCAAGAGAAGAATTCATGAGCGTGTCAACGACTCCGAGTATGTAGTCCGTAGTGTCGCTGTTGCCGGGTGGCGCGCCCAACACTCGGAGATCAATCGTGACGTCCGCTGTTTGGTTATTGAACGCAGTGAAAACAGGAA